TTGCTTTTATTTCATCTTTTTGTTTTTCAAAGCTGTTTTTTATTTCTTCAAGTTGCTTGTCTAATTTTTCTTGATCTATATAATATGTTTCCTTTTTTAATCTTTTATTGATTTGTCTCATCAAATAATTGTGATAGCCTAAAATAACACCACCAACTGTAATTAAAGATGTTCCAAGCATTCCTAATAATGTTAAAGTGATTTCTAATTCCATTAATCCTCCTTGTATGCAAAAATTCCAAATGTTCTTACTGCTCTATACATCAATTGTCTTTTGAAAAAACCTGCACCCTGTTCTTTCATAACTGTTAGGAATATCTTATCTGCTTCCTTTCTTGAAACACCTAATTTATGACCATTTCTATATAACCAATCATGAATAACTGCTGCTTTTGTGTGGTCTTTTCCATAAGTATTTATGATATTTCTAAAAATTCTAGGAACACTAGCTAAATCACATTTAAATCCAGCAGGTATATGTATTAATTTTTCTCCTATCATATATCTATAATCTTTTTCTAAAATAAAATCTTTTCCATCATAATATTTTAAATTAAATTCATCTAGTTCTGGCATGATACCCCTCCATTATCTTTTAAATTGAATATTATCAGCTGTTCCTAATTGAAAATGTACTAAATCTTTTTGTTTCCAATTTCCACCCCAAACTATCCCATACTTGTCAATTAGTCCTTTACTTTTTGCAACATCATAAATAGCTTTATAATATTTATAATCCCATCTAGCGACTATTTTTTCTCTTACTTCTCCAGTTTTCTTATCTGTGTACTTTTCTTTTTCCAAAACTGCTATATCAACAGCATAGCCATATCCATCAGCTTTCACTTGGTGCTTTGATTTTAATTTATATCCATCGCACCAACTAACTTTACTTAGTTTATTTCCTTTTCCATCGTATAAAAGAGTTCTTCCTTTTTGATATTCACGATTTTGTTCTTCAGCAGTTCTAACTCCACAAGTTATTTTAAAATCATATGGAGATTCTTTTATTAATTCTTCCATAAAAACTACTAATTTTGGATGAACTCCATTTAATTTTTCTAAACTATTTTCAGATAAAACAAACATATATACCTCCTTAAAAAATGACCTTCTGAGAAGTCGTATAACACATTTTAAAAAAGGTAGCTATATAAAACTACCTTTAATAATAGAAACTCTTAAAATTAGCCTTTGGCTAGTGCATTATGTATTTCTTTTCTCTTGCTCTCAAATTCTGTTTTTGTTACTTCTTTTGGATTAACTTTTGTCTTAAAATAATGCTCAGTATCATAAACCGACTGAGTAAATGTTTTTCCATAACTAGCTAATATTAAAGATTGCTCTAAATCTAACTTTAAACCAAAATTATCTTCAAAATACCAAGTGATTGGTATTTCCTTCCCCAATACACTCTTTTCAGCTAACATAAAGGTTACATTTGAAGCTAATAGAGTTATATCTTTATCTCTGCATTTCTGTCTGTGTTCTTTTCCCTCAACTTTGTAATCAAACCCATATGCCAGAGATTTCGCTTTTAAGTCATCTATTAAATTCATATAGTCCTGGTATTCTCTTTCATTATCTAATAGCCACAAACCTTTTTCTTTGTTCCAACTCAAATACTTTTGATTTCCACTTGGTTTTGGCACTGTTATAATTTTCTTATCTTTTATGATTTCTCCATCATCCAGCTGCACATCTATATTTGCTCTTACTTTTTCTTCTTTTGTCATCTCTCTCAATACATCATCTTTGTAAATCGGATATTGATATGTAATATCTGTAATTATCATATCTTGAGTATATCCTTGAAAATATGATAGAGGTGATTTTAAGACATCTTCTAAGCTTTCTGCATAAACAGAAAATATCAATTTTTCTTTTTTATAAAAGTTTATTGTTTTCATTTTTTCTCCTTTCGAATGTGAGTAGATTTTCAAATTTATTAACTTTTTATAGTTTTAAATAGAAATATTTTAAATTAAACTAGAATATTGCTCTAAGAAGTATAAATTTCCACCATTGTTTATAACTTTTAAAGTCTTGTTTGTCGCATTATATCTAATTTCTATTCCATTAAATCTCAAAATATCATTGTTTGATTGAAATATAGTTCTAAATAAAAAACACATTCTTTCTTTTCCAGATTGAACAGCTGTTCCAACACCTAATCCAAAAAAATACCAATTTTCATTTATAGCAATAGATGTAGTTCCATCAGGAACCAATGACCCACCATTATAAAAAAGTAAGATTGTTTTTCTTGTTAGATTTTCCAATCTATCTAAAAGTGAGTTATTATCTAAAGGGACAAAGTTTGCAACATTTGCAGATACATCACTATTTTGATTTAAACACTTATACATTTTTCTAGTATTTCTATCATAGTAAATGTAGTTAATGTCCTTAACTCCTGCCTCTTGAATATCTCCACCATAGCCCACACATCCAAACATTCTAGCTAGCATTATACCTTCGAGAGCTTTTCCTTCAGTGGTCCCATATTGTACTATCCCTGCTTTTTCTCTTGTTGCTCCATTTTTGATTTCTGTAACAGCATTACTTAATTTTTCTGTTTCCTTGTCTATTAATTCTGCGTTTTGATTAAAATCATCTACGTTATAATAATCATTTCCGCCTGGTTTTATTAATCTTAAATGTTTAGTATAATCTGCCATTTTTTATCTCCTTTCGTCATAAATACTTCTGTTTTTTATAGTCTTTAAAGATACATGTTTCATAGAATTTAACTCATTATGTTTGTGATACTTTCCAATAATATCAGCATCATTATAAAGTCTAGTATCATAAATCTGTTTGTGAGTTTTAGCTTTCAAGGTATTGTGAACTAGATAGGCCACTTGGTTATGTGTGTTGTATCTAAATTCAATACTAAAATTCAAATGAGCTGGTTTATTAATATGAATAAAGTTTTTAAAGTTATCCAAATTAGATGGTATTCCAACTACTGATGTAAATTTTATTATGAAAGAATAATCATTGTAATTTTCAATAACTTCTATTTCTCCATTTGTGAATATCTTTGCTTGTTCCTTTAAAACATGGGGTGTAAAGATATTCTTCGATAGTAAAGTATAGATAATTCTGTCTTTTCTATCCTGTAGATTCCAACCATTTTTATAGTCTAATTCCATAAACCTTTCATAGTTAGCCACTTGTTGCTCATTAAAAAAAGCTATAAATAATAGCTTCTTGTATTTTTGTATATCATTTTTAGCATATTCACAAATTAAATCTAGTGTTCTTATTAAATCTTCTTGTAAAGTGTTTCTAGCTATTTTTGAAACTTTCTTAATCAATCTATTGCTCATTTATAATCACTGTCCCAACTACTAATATCTCATCATCTGCAATTTCTATATTAGAATTAGAATTGTTTACTTTTACAAAGTTATCATTTACTCCGTCTATTTCTAAAATAGCTTTCTCTAAACGATTAATAGATAGTATTGTTTTATTAGCTTTCTCAAAAGTAGCATTCCCAGTTTTTATAACAGCTTTCAAAAGAGATTCAATCTTTTCTTTTACATCTGATAGAGCATATCCAGATTTTAATATAGTATTAACTTCTATGTTTATAGTCTTAGCTCTAAAGCTTTCTATAGTTACATCAGCTCCGACAGGTCTACCGTCATCGCTTTGTATTCTTTCTCTAACTTTTTGAATTAGACTAGAATCAGCTATATCATTATTATAGTTAGCAATCAGAACTTTAACAGTTCCGTTTCCATTCCAAAGAGGTTTTACTAATACTTTTCCAACTCCATCAACTTGTTTTGCCCATTGTTCATAATCGTAGATGTTTCCACTGTGAGCAGGTCTTGTTACCTTTTCTTTTGCTCTTGCTACAAGTACAGAATTAGGTTCTTTATCATAACCATTTATAATTTCTTTTTCATTTATAACTGAATAAATATTGCTATTTTGAATTTCAAAAGTTGTAATTTCTCCTATTGCAGCATTACCTATTTTTCCTTCTGATAAGCATTCTATTTCTATCTCTGCAACTCCAGCTGTGCTAAGATATTCTTTTCTTAAAGATTTATATTTTATACCATCTCTATTTAGAAATATTGTATTTTCTTCTATTATAGAGTTTGCTTTTCCTGTTATTTTTAAAATACCTTTTGCCTTAGTTCCAACTCTTCTTTTTACTCCGAACATTAGAGCATGTTTATCAACGTATTCATCTTCTGTAGCTGTATCTATGAATGTTTGTTTCTCCCAGAACTCTAATTCTTTATAAACTTCTTCAGCTGTTATTCCAAATGTTGCAGCAATATCAAAGTTATAAGTCCCTTCCATTTTTGAAAGAGGGTTTTTAAGATTATCTAAGAAATTATTTCTTAATTCTATTTTATCTTTCATTT